CTCCATATTGAGACTCCTTATGGGTTGGTCTCGGTTAATAAAAAAGGCCCCGCAGAATTTCTCCTGCGAGGCCAGTGTGTCTACAACAGTGTGGCTAAATCTATGTGTTCTTCTTTAGTCTATATTTCTTCCTTAGTTTCTTACAATGTGTACACCAAAAATCGAACTCTCCGTTTGGATAACGAGCCAAAATCATCATACTTCCACAACGATAACAGACAGCACTTTGACCATGTAGCCAATATCTGTTGGCAGTGATATGTATGCTCACTAATCACCTGGCACTATCTCTCCTAACTTCCTAAGACGTTTTTGGATCATGCAATACATTTCCCATTCAAGATGTAACTGAGCAATTATCGCCAGCATATCACGGCATACTTTGTGAGATTGCTCTTGATCCAGAGCTATGGCTACCGTTTTCATCGAGTTGGTTTGAATCCATGCTCCACGGCTTGAAGCAAGCGGGCTTGAGCTTTCGCCTTGGCTAAGGTCGTGCTCTTGGCTTTCGTTCCGTGCGGAGTAGATACACGGTAACGGCCTTTAGACGCTTGTGCAATAGTGGCGGGCATGGATTACTTGGCTTTCTTTTTCTTGTCACTTGCCTGCTCAACACTCTTGCTATCAAAGTTCTGCATCTCGGCTTGCATCTTAAGCATCTTTTCCTGCATCTCTGCAAATTGACTAGCTAAGACTTTTCGCCGTTCCATGTGAGAGACTTGTTCAGGTGTTTGGCCATGTTCGTTTAGATTAAGACCTTTGTTAGTCTGAATACGGTGATAGGTTTGATTGGCTTGTAAACACTCATCAAAGTTGTCGTACCACTCATCTAGGTAACGACCTTTGAATAGGGTCTTATTTCCCACTTGTTTAGTGATGATAGCGGATTGTTCTTCCTTCTTTGCTAGAACTTCCCTCTCTAACTTGTCTATGTCTACAATAGGCATGTATGCTCTCCTCTATTTATTTTGAAACGCCATTTCCGCAGCAAGTTCGGCCTTACGCTGCTTATCTTTGGCTAGTTGTTGATCGCGCTTGAACTGAGTTTCTTGCTCCTTGGTCTGACCTTGCTCATTCAAACCAATCTTCTTATGTTCCTGTATGCGCCTCTCATTCTGATTCTCACGTAAGGCTTCCATGTAGTTATCATACCAATGGGGAAGCCAAGGCCCTTTCCATGCCATGATATTACCGTGAGCATCACGACGTGGAATCATTCCACTTAGTTCAGATTCTTTAAGTAAACTTTCATCAATTATCGCCATGTAATCCTCCTATTTCTGCCAACAAAAAAGGCAGACTAGTTTGGATTTCTCCAAACCGGCCTGCCTTGCAAGGCACTCTTGTTGGTTTTCCTCTAGGGATCAGCTAGAGGTTTTACTTAATTCCGTACTTACGTTTCTTCTCTGCAATGGAAGCCTTTTTAGAGGCTAACCAGTTTTCTTTACGCTTAGTTTCCTTCTCAGATTCCATTACCATGACTTCACGTTTAATTCCTGGGTCTGAGCCTTTGCCATTGCGGATCATGGTTGTCATAGTGCGATCCTTGAGCATCTGAGATAACACAGAACTCTTGTTGTCTAAAGGGTTGGCTAGATTTTCTCTATCATAATGGCGATCAAGATGAGTGGTGCTAATCTTATTCCCAGTACTATGAGAATATACAGTCTTACTTATAATCAAGTTAAGAGGCATAAGATTCCTGTCGTATTTCTGAGCCTATTTCCGTATCAGGTCGGGGTGGACGTTTGGCTATGGAGGGAAATTGTGGAGGAACCACCCCAGCCTGAGCGGATTGAGAGAATCTAATTCGGGTCTCATACAAATGTTTTGCAGCTTGTGTTTTCATAAGGTCTGGCATGAATTGAAACATAGGAGAAGATATATATGCCTGGTGTTTGGACACATGATCTTGCAAGTCCTCTCTTTCTTGAACAGGTGGATATTGACCATACATCCATAAATCGTGTTCTTGTTCTGGATCAAGAATGTTCAAATCTTTAATGACCTTACTGGTATCTTTAAATCCCAGATTGTCCTTGAGAATCTTTTCCACTATGGGAGATACCATGAGTTCTTTATTCTCAGTCTGCATAAGTTGACCCACAGGGGAGCCAACGATTAACTGGAAGGCCTGCATGTTGTCTTCCTTAATCTTCTCAACATCACGTGGAGTCACGGAATCTACGTCTATATCAAACCAATAATCCCCAGCAATATCTACCTTAGTCCAAGTGGATTTACCCGTAACGTGATCTCTCCACCAATCCATAGCATCATCCTTGCCTAGCACCTTAACCATGCGTTCTTCTGTAACATTCTGGGATAAGATCATCCATACTTTGTGAGCTTGGTTGCGGAGGAAACCTCGAACCCTTTTCTTGGGTTTAAATCTGCGTGCTGTAGTTCCCTCGCTTATTTGACGAGCCTCTGTAGCCTTTCTTTTTTCAGGATTAGATAGCTCATACTCATTGACTCCTGATTCAAGGTTCATCAACTCTTTAATCATTCCCATGTATTCAAAGAGGTCTCGTTGGACTTGAGGGTTAAAGACGGACACTACGCCACCAGGAGGGCCTATGGTAGTGAAGATGGTTGCTAAATTACCAGACTTTAATTTCTCCTTATCCTCTGGCCCCAGCTTCGTGCCATCCACGCCTATCTTTGGCATGAACCTGTCTATTTGTTTTGCAACCTGTGAATAGATGTATGAAAACTCGTTAGCTCGCTTGCGGTAGAATTTGATAGGAGGCAGAGGATACACCTCGTTGGGTTTTTCGATGAACCAGAGGAACGAATAGACGGAAGATTCTGGCATGGGGTATTCCGTTCCAAACTCGATGAAGTCCTCAAGACCTTCCGCAAGCGTGTGTATAACCCTATTTTCCAAGTCGTGAATTTCATAGATGCGATATCCTCTGGCATCTGGGTCTTGATCCATCATGCGCTGGCGATCAATGTTAGAGATGTTCTTGTACTCTGGGTCAATGGAGACGGAGGGTTCCAGTTTCTCAATCTTGTCTTGCTCGTAACGAATCTTTCTTAATTCGTCCTTGGCAACTGGAATCTCCTCAATTATCCATTTTTGCTTAGTAATATGAGTGGCCGTGTAATCTAAATAGAGGTTTAAAGGGTTTACACGTTCTGTGATATGGCCTCTTTCTCTGGTAATAACAGGTTGTTCCGTAAAAGACGGCTCTCCCGTTAAAACCTTACTTATTTTTGCCATAACGCCTTGAGGCTTAATGTCCTCTCTAAGCATTTCACCTTCGACTTCATAGGATGTTTTTGTCACACCGTATGGTAAGAGTCTTGCATCTAGGACTACCAGTTCATTTTCTAACTCGATCCCATAACCAGAATCCTTAAAGTCGGTGTATTCCTGGTTGATTACCGCTGCAACTAATTCTTCCCTAGCCTCATATTCCTGCCTCTTGGCTGAGACAATTACCGTAGGATTTTGAAAGAATAAATGAGGTTGCACGGTCTCCTCAACCGCCATGATAACTTGAGCCACCTGCTCATATTTCTCCGTAGTGTCTAAGTTCCTATCCGTCTCTCCGGCATACTCAATAAGAATCTTCTCTGCCCAATCCTTAACATGCTTCTTATGCTCGGATTTAGCTGTCGAAAGACGCTTCTTCCAGAATGTATACCACTCTTGACGTGATTTACTTTCTAGTGGCGGCATGAAGCTCCGGTATATCTATGATTTTCGGTTCAATGTTTGGAAAGCATAACTTCCATATCCCCGCTACTAGACAAATTAACAATACGATTGCCATAAATCCAAACTCTGCTTTATCCTGACTCATTTATAATATCTCCACTGATTACCCTTGCGTATCAGCTGCACGAGGCAGAATACCAGTACTATCGATTGATATGTGCCAAAGTGATAGGGGGTAGAAATAGCTTGCAGACCCGTAGCATGAAATATGTTCTGCCAGAAATCCCAGGTTAGATCAATTATGCCCATCAAAGCATACAAGATTATATCTTCCAGTAAGAATTTCTGTGTATCCCCCATAATCTCCTTATTACTTTGACAGATATTTCACGGTGTCTATGGCCCCATAAGACAACCAACCAATAATAAATCCCAGTAGAATCAACCCACCAGCATAAATTATCTCAAACATGATTCCAGAAGTTCCTTCAACACTATCACATGTAAAGCCAAAGCAAATATCATGCAGGTCTGTATATATCCCTTGCTTTTCTTGTTCGCGATTTACCACAGCAGTTGCATCCTTCCCCATTCTCATAAACTTCCCATGACCATGAATGACCATAAAAAAAGCAAAGAAGTCTACAAAGTAGCCTGAAAGTCAGCATTATCATGGGTTATACATATCCTTTACCCGTCTCGGTCTGCGTTTCCCGCAACGTATGCACGCTTCCTGGTTGCCTTCCCACCATTGCCAGGAATGAAACATAAAAAAACATTTAAGCCTACTTAGCATATCGGAAATACCAGACGCATTGTTTGAGTATCCAAAATGGGACTAGTGGGAGCATGACTACAATCTTTAAAACCGTGCCTATAGCTCGTATCCATTCTGGTGTATGCCGCCATAGGTCTCTTAACCAGTCTAAAACCCTGGAAGATAACAATATGGGTACCATGATCATCACAAGCGCGAATGCGGCTATGGCTCGTAAGCATGTCATAAGAAATGCACATATTGACTTAATCATGCCGCCATCCATTTTTGATATGGTGAGGTAATAGACTTCTTATACAAATCCCCAGCACAGGGTATGGCAGGATCAGGGGAGACGTATTGTCGTCTGACAGGTAGCTGCGGTCTTGCCATGATGGCATACCGAAGCGCATCGCAAGCATGATCATCTATCTTCTGCGGGCCTTCCTTGAAACCCTGTTGTCCAGGCTTCTGTACCTTCCTTTTGTAATTCTTTAACTCCCTCACTAGGTTGGGACACTTGTCCTCAAAGATGATTATGCGGTTAGTCTTGAAATACTCGGCTACCCTGTTGATACCTGCGTCAACGCCATTCTGGCCTGGTTCAAAGTACAGGCCGTAGTCGGAGTACTCATCTATGATCGAGTAAATAATCCCATCTTTCTGCATGATCTTGTTGCGGCAAGATGGATCAATGATACGCCGCATAGAATAATAGAATGGCTCCAACGCCTTGATCTTGCTTGCGTGATCAGAGACAAACATTTGGGGGGCGTAATGCTCGTTGTAGATGATTACCTGGCCGTCATAATTTTCTGCTAGGAATAACGCCGCTGTGGAGTTTGTGTAGCCGTGATCTAGCGCTATAATCTGCTTCCAGGCGTCTTCTATTGTGTAAGATAGGGTACAATGTTTACATGGATCAAATTCTGGCCAGACAAGACCTTCTGCAATGTTCCAGTCGTTTAGAACAAAACGGGCATACACTTGCTCCGGTATGTTTTCAAGGGATAGCATAAAGTCTGTTGGTAAGTTATCCTTGTTGTCTAGCGTATTGGCTTCGATCAATTCATAATCTTGTGAATGGGGTTTATCTTTCCACAGATCCCAGACCCAATTATGCCCGTTAGTGTTTGCCGTGATCCAACCAGACCTAAATTTTCCTTCACGCCTTAAACGGCCTTGCAAATAAAACCATTGTTCTGCACTATCCAATTCCTCGGCTTGCTCAATCCAGAAAAATCCAGCGTTGATATTTTTTAGAGTGTCTAGTTCGCTGGCATGACGAAAAAGTATCTGCGAACCGTTAGACAACTTGACTTCCTTCGTCTGCTCATTGACTTTCAACCCAGTGTATTTTTCGAAGTCCTTTATCGTGCTATCTCGAAGATCGGTAAAATTTGAGCGAACAATCAAGCCTAGGTTATTTGGAATGTGTTGTGAAAGATACAAGGCTCGAAGAATCCCGCACATGCTCTTGCCTGTTCCCCAAGCTGCTACAAAAGCCGGAAAGCGGGCAGGGGAGAAAACAAATTTATCCTGAAATGGCAGGAGCTTTATCTTCACGGTCTGCTAGTATTTTCTCCAAATCAAAGCGTGAATTATTTTCTTCTGATGCACGAACCATTTGTATTACAAGCGGTGCGGAGTTTGGATCAATAGATGTTCTTCGGGATATATCAGCATGAGCCATTTTTAAAGCGATGATTTGTTTTGTTGAAACGGATACCTGCGAGTGAGTCATCCGAGACAAAAGAAACTCCCAAGAAAGTCGGATAACTTCTTCTCTAGCATTATTCTCTCGTTTAGTAATGCGCAATATTCTATGCTCCAAAACGATACAAATCCAAACAGGACAACAAAAAAGGCCGCTCCTATGTGAATGTGAACAGCCTTTAACACGTACTACTATGATCTTGAGAAGAAGGATATAACGCGTATCCAAGAGTGTCAACCCCGGGAAAAATGAAATAACAGGCTATCCCGGGGGAGTACAAAATGCTTCCAGGGCGCCCGCAGCAGGGGGATGAGGGAATGTAATAAACCCCGCGAAAGATTCCAAAACTCACTAACAGGCTCAACTCGTGAAAAACTTAGGCCCTGGGCGACTCCGTAGAGGGCGATCTCAGGGCCGGCAATAGCAATACGTGGGATGACAATTACCTTGACAAGCACTTAGGCAAGTAGGATAATCGGCGCAGATATGGATGATCTCGTACTAAAACTTCAAATAGTAAAAGACCGGGATAAATTAACCCTCGAAAAGCTATCCCATAAAATGGGCGTGTCATTTACAACTATACATCGATGGTTAAAAGGTAAAACAGCCCCAAGCAGTCTAGGTAAGTTATGTATAGAACGATATTTAGAAGGAAAATGATTTAGACCTCATTTTTTTATTGACAAATGCTTAAGCGTGTAGTAAAATCTTGTGCGTAACATGGGAACAGAGACAACACCGACTCAACTAGCTAATAGGCGAGCCAAAAGGCCCGCTAAAACACAAACCCGGTCCGGAGCCAGGACAACAATAATGGACAAACCAGACATTTTAGAACCAGCGTTTCCACTGCATTACGCACACAGTGATTTCGATAAAATGAGAAATGGTATGTCCCTACGCGACTACTTTGCTGCGATGGCGATGCAGTCAATAAGCGTAGACACAAGAGGACAACAGCGCATGAAAGAATGTGCGGCAATGGCGTATATGATGGCAGATCAAATGTTGGCTAAAAGAAGCGAAAAGAAAACTTAGATAGGCTGGAACCAGCAGGAAGGTAGGACAACATGAGAAACCAGATCAGAGACGCATTAAATAAGCACGTTGGTAAATTTCTGGAATGCCACACAGGACAAGAAAAGGAATTGCTGAGGTTTTTAGCGGATATCTGTGATCACGAAGCTAACATTGATCGTGCTTATGTTTACGGCTACGGTAGCAATTATCCACGGACGTACTTTCAAGAAAAGGCGCGGGTATTTTATGCCGTCACAAAAGAACGCGCAAACGTATATTTAACTCTCATTAGGAATTTAATTGCCTATATAAATATGGCAAATGCTTCACAACCTAGAGAAATCAAGCTATTCCAGTCAGATAGAATAATAGTTGACAAAGTAGAGGCTCAAATGGAAAATACCACCATGCGAATCACAGAAAAAGGCTACACGATGAAACGATATGAAAAATTTAAATGCCCCGTTGTTGCTGTCCTATGATTCGCACCTCGCCTAAAGCGTGGCCTTTGTGGGGAAACAGGACACGGGGTATTTAAATTTCTGGAGGTAACATGAAAATTCAAATTAAATCAAACAAGTCAAAAGATTACTTATTTCAGCCACTACAACGTCGTATAATGTATAGGAATTCACCTTCCTATATTCCAACACAAACACCACAAGAAGCTTTCCAAGCACACCTTGTAAATAGTCCTTACCTGCTCCAATTCGGAGCAAAGGCAGGTGAAAAATGAGCCTGCAAGAAGATCATCGCAGGGCGATGGCAGACCCTTGCTTACTAAATCTCGCCAAGATAATGTCAACCCGATGCAATAACTGCGACGAATACACAGAACTGCTTTATGTCGTGGAACATTCAGGAATGTGTCCCGATTGTTTTAAACAGTATGAAGCCGAGATGGATGCCTGGGCCGATGAAAGATATAAAGATACAGCGGATTATGAAGAGCAGATGCAAGAAAGGGGGGAGTGATGGAATCTTTATCAAATTACGACGCATGGAAGCTGGCATCTCCCCCAGAACCTGAAGGATGCCCATACTGCGTCCAGGATTGCGTAGAATGCAGCGATGGCGAGGAATGCGGATGTGATGAGATTCTCGAATGAGAACAATTAAGGAGAATCTTGATTATGCCACAAAGCTATGCGGGTTCATGACGCTTATTGGTGCATTATTTGAGCATACAAAAAAGATCAAGCGTGAGGATAATCAGTTAGCAGCAATTAACATACTAAAAAGGATAGAATTAAAACTTAGCAAAGAAGCAGAATTATTGACCAAAGCCATTGCGGTAGACAAAAACTAGAGAAGAAATATGACACCCACAACCACACTACTCAATCAAAAAAAGGTTAAAACACACACTCGGTACTACGATTCAGAAGGTGTTTTAGTCCCAGGGATTACAACAGTTATTCGCATGAAGAATAATCCCTATCTGGTGGAATGGAGCAATAAGCTCGGACTTGATGGCTATGAGGTTTCCAAATATGTTGACGGACTCGCCGATATCGGGGTACTTGCACATTACCTTGTCGAATGCGATGTAAAAAGTTTAGAACCGGATTTATCAGATTATTCACCACGCCAAATTGATGCAGCACGAGGCAGTTTCAACAAATGGCTTGTCTGGAAAACCAAGAATCAATTTACACTAATCCAATCTGAAATGAAGTTGGTTTCCAACAAACACAAATTCGGCGGGACATTGGATATT